TGCTTTCGTTGTGGGAAGCCATCAAGGGCGGGCAGGTTAGCGACATGAACGCAAAGGGGGGCATAACGACCAAGCCCGAGGCGAACCAATTCCACAAGTTTGCTGACCGATGCCTAAAACGGGAGGCCGAATTAGGCTTAACCCCTTCGGCTAGGTCAAGACTGAGAGCACCCCAAAAGGATGAGGAGGATCCGTTCCAAGAGTGGCTAATGAGGGCGACCGGGTGATAGCAAGCGGGATCGGCCAACGTGTCGAGGAATACTGCAACGCAATCGAAACGGGCGAAATTATCGCTTGCGATCGCGTCAAGGATGCGGTACGCCGATACCGAATCGACCTGGAGCACCAAAGCCAACCGGATTTCCCTTATCACTTCGACCGACGACAAGCCGAGTTAGTCTGCGAGTTCTTCCCTCTCGTCTTGCGTCATTCCGTCGGAGAATTCGCGGGCAAGCCTCTCATCCTCGAAGATTGGCAGCTATTCGGGCTATGGAACATCTTCGGCTGGAAACGCGATGAGGACGGCTCAAGGCGGTTTCGTAAAGCCTACTGGTCGATGGCTCGGAAGAATGGGAAATCGACGCTCATCGCGGGGCTTTGCCACTTCCTTGGGATGGCCGACATTGACCCAAAGACCCGCAAGCCCGAAGCGGTAGGGCAGATCCTCCTGACGGCAACCAAAAAAGAACAGGCCGACGTTGTCTATTCCGAGTGCGAAAGGATGGTTAGCCAGTCTCAACCACTACTAAAGTACACGGACATAAAAAACGAAACGATAACCTTCAAGCACAATCAATCGTTTATCCGCAAGGTGTCGAGCGAAAAGCCTTTCGACGGATTGAACCCGCATGTTGTGGTAATGGATGAGTTGCACGCATGGGGAGCGTATCATCGGAAGTTTTACGATACGATGGTGACAGGCTCGGCTAGTCGCTCGCAGCCATTGCACTTGATTATCACTACGGCAGGGGCCGACGACTCGCACCTATGGCTAGAGGAATACAACTACGCTGTCAATGTTGTTTCTGGCATCCACAGCGACAACACGCTATTCGCTCTAATCTACGAGCTAGACGATAAAGACGACCCGGGCGATGAGGCGAACTGGAAAAAGAGCAATCCGAATCTCGGCGTTTCAGTAAAGGCTGATTACCTTCGGGAGCGATGGAACGAATCCAAGGCAACCGCGATCGGCATCAATCGATTCAAGCGGTTTCACGGCAATACCCTAGTATCATCGACCGAAAAAGCCTTCGACCTAAACGACTTCGATGCTTGCGTTGGGGCTCATAGCGATTGGAGCGGGGCCGACGCTTTCGGCTCAGGGGTTGACCTTGGAGCACGCGACGACTTAGCGGCGTATGCTCTTTGTGCTCGATTCCCGATCGATACCGACGCCAAAGGCAAAACGGTTTTCCGGTATGAGATTAAGACGCGGGCGTTTATCGCAGCAGACTCGAAGCGGGATTTGACGGCCATGCCGTTCTCGGAGTTTGTCCACACCGAAGAATTGTTCAAATGCACTTACCCGATCGAGGATTTAACCGAATCGCTAATTGAAGAGATCGAACTCTACGGCATTGAGCAAGTAGCCTATGACCCTTACAACGGGCAGCAACTCGGCGAAAAGATAGGCAAGGCTGGAGCGACGGCGGCCAGGATGGCACAGAACCAAGCCAATTTTAACGAAGCTATCCGCGATTTTATTCAGCTAATGAAAGACGGGCGGTTGGTATTCTTGGAGTCCAAGTTGCTTCGATGGTGCGCGAACAATGCGATGATATGCAAGGATCGCCAAGATCGATGGATGTTCGATAAGGCCAAGTCGAAAGACAAGATCGACCCAATCGTAGCGGCGGTGATGGCTTACAGGATTGCCAGTTTGCAGCCTGAGCGTTCTTCGGGTAAACTTTACGTGACTTAAGGAGGCTCGGATGAGTTTATTTAGCGTGTTTGCTCGATGGATGGGGCTAGACGATGACTCGTATTTGAGCGGGCGTAGGGTCGGCGTGAACGAGGCTCTAGGAGTCCCTCCGGCTTGGTACGCGCACAACAAGCTAACCGGGGATTTCGGGCGAATCCCTGTTGACGTTAAGCGGGTAGTTGGGCAGGGTTCGATCAACGATACTTTGCATGTTGGCTACCAGCTACTCAGGGAGCAACCGAATAAGATCCAAGCCCCATCGACTTTCAAAGAGCAATTCTTGTCCCATGCTATTCTCAAGGGTAATGGCAGGGCGGCTATCATTCGCAACGCTCGGACGATTACCGAGCTAATCCCCATGATGCCCGATGCGACTTGGACGATCATTCACGAGGGCGAAAAGTACCACATCACGAAGCCGGACAATCAGAGCAAGAAGAATCTTTTCGATGCTTACGATGCGGACTCGAACGGCTACCTAGTTTTTCACGATGCCGACGTTTTGCACGTTCCCGGCTTTTCCTTCGATGGCGTCGAGGGTATCGGCTTGCTCGATGTTGCCAATAAGACATTCGCGACGGGCAGCGAAGAGGTCAATTTCAAGCTCAACCAACTCAAGCGGGGCTTTCGAGGCAAGCTATTCCTTGAGGCTCCATCGGGTGCGTTACGAAAGACCGAGGACGCCAAGGAGTTTATCGACGAATTCAACAAGACCGAAGCAGGCAGCGACAACGCGGCCAAGGCCGGATTGCTACGCGAAGGCATCAAGGCTAACGCGGTCTCGATGAACAACAACGACGCTCAATTCGCGGCCTTGCAGAAGCTAACCCGGCAGGAAGTCGGTATGCTCTTTGGCCTTGAGGCGATGCCAGGGGATGGCGAATCGAGTAGCTACAGCACAAGGGAGCAAAGCCAGCTAGCTTACCTTCAATGCCTAGACCACTGGCTAGTTAAGTTCGAGGAGCAGTGCGATATGAAGCTTCGCACTCGACGCGAAAAGAATTCCCGGGAAGTTTATTTCAAGTGCAACCCGGCAGCGTTGTATCGAACTGACCTAGCAACGACGATGGAATCATTCTCCAAGGCTATCGCATCAAGGATCATGAACCCCAACGAATGCCGGGCCAAGCTAGACCTGAATCCTTACGTCGGCGGCGATCAATTTATCAACCCGGCAATCAGCCCAGCGACCGGGGAGCAATCGCCAGACGAAGCAGAGGGCACGCCAGAGGACGATCAAGAAGACTCGCAAGAGGACAGCCAGGAGCAGGCCCGAAACGATCGAGCCGTCGAGCAAATGCTACGCGGGCTCATCCGGACCGAAGGCAATAACGCTATCAACGCATCGAAAAAGGCTCAATTCGTCGCTTGGATCGGCAAAAAGTACCCGCAATGGGAGGCGAAGCTTGCCGACAAGATCGAAGCGATCGGGCTCGACCGTGACCTAGCAAGGCTCCACTGCGAAAAATCGACGCAAATTTTAGCGACTTTGGCGGCTCAATATGGTGGCGAATCGCTGCAAAAAGCCGTCGAAAACGAGGTTAAAACGTGGGAAAACAGGCTATTTGAACTGAAAGGCGCGAAATAATGATCGAAGTCAAAGCAGAAACCAACGAAATCCTTTTAAGCGGTATCGTTGGCGATGGATGGGACGAGGATCCGATCACGGAAAAACGTGTGATTGAAGCCATGAAACCGTTCGGATCGTCTCCAATTACTTTTTTAATCAACAGCCCGGGCGGCGCGGCCGATGAGGGGATCGGCATTTTTGGGGCGATCAGACGGTACAAAGGCGAGGTCACGACGATCAACAATAGCCTTGCAGCGTCGGCGGCTAGCGTGATTTTCTTGGCGGGAAAGAATCGACTTATGGGCGATGGCTCAAGGATTATGATTCACAGGGCGATGACCTTCGCGATGGGAAACCAAGACGAACTTCTAAAGGCAGTTGCCGGACTCCAGAGTTACGACAAGTCCCTAATTGAAATCTATACGGAGTTCCTAGGCAAAAGCCCTTCGGAGGTCGAAGAGTTAATCGCGGCAGAGACTTGGTACAACGTGGACGACGCTATAGCCTCTGGCCTTGCCACAGGACGCGTCGAGAACGGCAAGAAGTACAAGAAGCCGAAGAACGCTTTCGACTCGGCAGCG